TGATACCACTGGCAAAACCACTAGTTAGACCAGCATCATTATATAGTTCATAAACTGCTATACTACCAAATGTACCAAATAATTTTAAGTATTTTGTTGTGCCATTTAGTGCGGCATATGGAGATCCTGTAAATCCACTTATAACTGCGGCTGTACCATCAACATAATTACCACTACTTGTTAATGAACCTATAGCATCAAAACTGTTACCAACAACACCTGCTCCAAACACATTGTTTGGTGAGTTATCTGCGTTAATAACTTGTCCTGCTAAACTGTAACTGTTGTCATTTCTTTTTACTACAATTTCTTGGTCACCAACTGTACCAGCACCTCTACTTTGACCATGTGTTACTGTTAATTGAGCACCACTAGTTGCTGAAGTATTGGCATAATTCATTTTTGCCCAACTCTTCTGTCCTGCTACAGTACTAAAGTCATATGTTGAGTCTACAGCATAACCTGGATTAGGTTGTAGTGCTGGAGCAAAATAGATATCTTCTTTGGTAGTGCCTTTTTCACCTGCGGCAATAACAGTTTTACCATTTTGTGATGCTAGATATATGTGTGCTTTGTTACTGCTACTGCTGTTATCACTGTTGCTCATTACCCCAAAATAAATATTGGTATTTGAACCTAGACTGTGGTCTTCTGAGGCAATAGCATTTATATAAACTGGTGGTCTTAAACTACTAGGTGTTAATGTAGTGCCTGTTGTGGCCTGCCATGCTATTTGACCTAAACTTTGTCCACTTCTTGGATATGTACCAAATGGGTCATCTGAAATTTTACCTTTAGCACTACTTAATAATACTCTAGGTCCTTGTGAAGCAATAGAATTTTGAAGAGTACTTTCTGTATACTGCTTTATTCCATATTGACTGTTCCAACTGCTACTACCAAATTCAGTACTGAATGTGGCCTCTCCATCATGTACAATGTTTATACCTTTTGTGGCAAAATTATCGTTTTCAAATCTACTAGATAATGTAGCACCGTCACCTACTGTGAAACCATTTTTACTTGCTGTATAACCTAAGTTAGTTGTTAATTTACTTCTTTGTGAGGTATAGTAATCACCATTTGTAATTGTGCCACTTGCTACACTATTGGTAAGGTCAGCATCTTGTGGTCCATCAACACCATAACTCAAATCATCTGTGCTACCTGTAAATTGAGCAAATTCGATTGATTGAGCACTACCGCCACTCCAATCAGCATTTGTTACATATAATTCACCGTATGGTTGATTAGTATCATGTGCGCCATCACCTGTAAATAAACCTGTGCCACTTGCTTGACTGAATGTAGCATCTGCTGTGGCATTTTGTGTCATTGTGATCACAAATCCTGTAGCATCTACACTTAGTATTCTAGTTCCTAGTGGGAACGGTGATGTTGTGCTGTTACCTGTAGAGGCATTAGTTGCCTTAGTAATAAACATACAATTTGCGGCTATGTTGGCAAATGCGTTTGTTCTTTGTCCAGCACTAGGTGTACCATACCAAAAGTTTACAGCACTTGCTGTAACTGTTACATTTGGTGAACCTGCTGTAGCAGTACCTTCATGTAGTGTGTTTCTACGCAATCCTGTGCCTGAATAACTAGGATATGCTGTTTTCCAATTTAAAGGTCTGTAACCATCTGAGTCTAGTATAAGTGTATCTTGACTTGTTACACTGGCAAAATCTTTTAGTACTTTTACTGCTTTGGTATTTGTATCTAGTGATATGTTACTAGCACTTTCACTGGCTATGCTGTTTACACTTGTTAAACTATTGCTTAAACTGAATGCGTTACCTGTTGATTTAAAGTTACTACCTGGTGTTATTTCTAATGTAGTGTTGCTAGAACTTCCTAGGAACATTTTACCACTTGGTAAAGCCCCTACACTACCTGCTGGTCCTGTTGGCCCTTGTGGTCCAACTGCTCCTTGTGGTCCTGCTGGTCCTTGTGGTCCATTTGGTCCTGGTACTGTACTTGCTGGTCCTGTTGGTCCAGTAACACCTAGTTCACCTTTTTGACCTTTATCACCAGCACTACCTTGTGGACCCTGAGCACCTTGAGGCCCTTGAGGTCCTGTATCTCCCTGTGGTCCTTGTGTTCCTTGTGGTCCAAGTTCTCCTTTCTGACCTTTATCACCAACAGTTCCTTGTGTTCCTTGTGGTCCTTGTGGTCCAGTTGGTCCTTGTGGACCCTGTGGTCCTTGAGTACCAACTTCTCCTTTTGTACCTTGTGGTCCTGTGGCTCCTTGTGGTCCAGTTGCTCCTTGTGGTCCAGTTGGTCCTATAAGACCTTGTGGTCCTTGTGGTCCAGTTGGTCCTGTTAGTCCTTGTGTTCCTTGTGGCCCTTGAGCACCTTTATCACCTTTTGTGCCTAATGGTGCTGTTTCTATATTTGTTATATTTAGATAAGTGTTAGTACCATCATGTATAAAGTTTACTACGTCTACATTACTTGGATTAGTACTAAGTGTACTATAATCATTAGCAAAAATAACATTTGGATAACTAGCACTAGGATAACTGTCTATACCTCTGTTACCTACTACGTCTTGTGTCAAGAATATAGTACCTGTTGTACCTGCTCTTATGTTTGAGAAACTTATACCACTGACATTACCAGTTAGTGTTGCTGTAAATACTGTACCTGTTGATACATCAAATGATATAGCACCATTTTGATTACCTTTGTCAACTTTGGTTTCTTGAAATTGTTTTAGTGTTATATCTGATAATGGTGCTACAGTTTCTAAACCACTTGAAGTTAGATATAAGTTTGTGCTACCTTGTGATAGATTATCTGTGTTTAAACCACTAAGTGTTACTTCTATATCATTGGCATTTACTTGTAAACCTGTACCAGCACCTACATTTAGTGTTACATCACCTGCTACACCGCCACCTGTTAAACCACTACCTGCTGTGATACCTGTGATATCACCTACTTGTCCATCAATTGTTAGTGTGTTTGCGGCATCATTATAAGTTAGAGTTATACCTGTACCACCTACTAATAAGTTTGCTACTTGATCATCTACTTTTTCTGCGTTAAAGTCTAAACCATTATCTACAATGTATGATTGTACTCTTGCGTTTGTGTAATATAAATTTGTGCCTTCTGCTAGGTCTGTAGTTGTTTTACCACTAAACAATGCTGAACTATCAACACTGATTTGTCCGTTTGCTTCTAGATTTACTGGTGATACGTTTGAAAAATGTGCTAAGACTTCTGCTTGACTAGGTCCTGTGTATGTGAATACACCTGTTCCTGTAGTATATACTAATGATCCATCTCCACCTAGATCTGATACACTAAAAGCAGACCTTATGTCTGCGTTACTTACTAAAGCAGTTTCACTAACTACAATGTTGCTAGGCGTAGAGGTGACTGTTACTGCTGAATTTGTGCTATCAACTGTTATTAATGGAGTTGTAGCGGTGACTGTTACATTTGCCATGCTATACTCCTTATGTTAGTGTTAGTGCTGTATATCCTGCTGAAGCACTTGGTTTACCAATACCTCTATCTGGTGAATATCGTTGAATCAATGCCCAACGATGTTCTTCAGTGGTATTAGGTGTTACGCCTGTGTCAGTCCATTTTACACTGACTACTGTTATTGGTGTTTCGCCTCTACTGTCAGGTATAACATCACCAGCATATAAATTGCCTGGTATTGTGATTGCTACTGTACCTGCTATGTTACTAATTGGATTAACGTTTGTGCTTGATATTTCTGCGTTAGCAAAACTGCCAATTACTGTTGAATCTGTGAACGAGGGTAATGATGTTGTACGATCGTATGTTATTTTGTCTACTACTAATGTTTGTTGGCTTAATTCAAAGTTATAATTTGATATGTCTTTGCCATAGTTGTACGTGAATGTTTTTGCCGTGTCTTTAAACACTTCTTCGACTTGGACATTGTCTGCCCCGCCTATATAGTTTTTGAAGGATAAAAGTCTTCCGCTCATGTTTCTACTCCTGAAGGGTATTCCTATGTACTGAGGCACATAGGCTTTATATTACTTGTGTATTTATCTATTATGTCTGGAATACACGATATTTCAGTTTAGATCTAACTATAACTGTACCTGTACCACCTGTTTGTTCGTGTAATTCTTTGCCGCCTTTATTTGCGATAAACTGTACACTACCACCACCACCAATGTTAGCACTTGAACCACCTTGTCCTGGATCTCCTGGTCTTGCTAGATAACTGTTGTTACCTGGTCCTTGCGTGTTAAAGTTTAAGTGACCACCTGTCATTAGACTACTACCAGCAAGATAACTGTTAAAGTCAAAGCCTAGCAAGTCTAAGAATGTGGGTCCACCACCTCCTCCTCCGCCATAGTAGACTGTATTACCTGCTGTATTGAATATTGTGTAACTAACACCATCGCCACCATCTCCACCAGTTTTAGCAGAACTGTAACCATTGAATACATTTATTATAGCATTAGCATTGCCTTTACCACCTGTAGCACTAGCACCACCGCCTCCACCACCGCCAAGTGGTCTACCAGCATTGAAATTGCCTACGCCTGGTCCACCATCTGTGAATGTTGTTGGTGCTGGTGGCCATATACCACCTGAACTGAATGCTATTTTAGTGTAAGGTCCATCAGCATATACTTGATTAAATGTTTCTACGTTCAATCCACCTAAACCTGCTCTACCATGTCCAGCACCTTGTCCACCTTGTGAACCTAAACCACTAGCACTTACTGTAGCATTACCTGGTTTACCTTTAAAGTTTGAACTTAGATTGTTACTCCAACTAGAGAATCTACTTATATCTGATGCTTCACATGCCGCACCACCACCTGAACCACCGTCTCTACCGTCTATGGTATTAGATTGGAAACCTAATTGTTGTATTACATTGCCTGATATAGTTGTGTTAGGATTGTTAGGTGTACCTTCTCCATTACCTACTATAGGTCGAGCACAACCTCCACCACCGCCTCCATTAGCAGTTAGTGTGGTTAAACTACTGACTATACTACTGTCTCTACCATCACTGTTAGCATAACTGTCAAAACTTCCACCTACACCTACTGTGACTGGTAAACTTGAGGTACTGTTAAGGTAAACTAGGTCGTTGATGACTTCTCCACCACCACCTCCACCTACTGATGTTACACCTGCGTTAAACACATTGGCAATATTGGCGTTTAGTTGATGTCCTGTAGCACCACCTCCACCTACTACAAGTGCTCTTACTCTGTTAAAGTCACTGTACGGTGTTAAACTTGTTATTGATAGGCTACCATTAGCACTGAATACTGTGATATTGGCTTCACCATCTGCTGAAAGTGTGCCTGGTATTTGTGGGCCATCTATTTGTAATATATTCACTATACCTGAAGCGAATATAACTTTGCCTACATTTGAATTAATTCTACCTGATATATTGATACCAGTTGCTGTGGCATTTTCACTGTCTAATTCTGCTACTACACTTGCTGTGGTACCTGTTATTGTTGCTGTACCATTGGCATTTCCTATTAGATCACTGTTTGTAACGCCGCCTAATGACCAAAATAATGTAAGACCGTCAGCACGACTATCACTTAATGTTATATCGAATGTAATTATGTTGTCAGCAGAACCACTCACAGTAGAAACTACTGTACCTGTTAGATCAGCAATATCTTTTTGTGGTATGCCTTTGTAATTTGTGTTGTAAAAGAATTTATTATCAGCCATTATATCTCCTAACTTGGTTTTGTTGGATAAACTATATTTGCTACATCTGTAACGTTAGCATTAGTACTAGGTAAATCTCTAAGTGCTTGTCTATATGTTTGCCATTCTGCTTTTTTACTGTCTGATAATGGTGAATCAACACCTACTGTCCAATCAGTATTTTTTAAATGTACTGTACGATATTCTCTACAGTATTGTGGTATGTTTATTGTAGGTTCTGGTTTTGATTCTATCACATGTGGGTCTACACTTACATTTACACAATAGTCATCTATTGCGCCACCTAGGTCATGTTCTAGCACACTCAAATAAGGTCTACCTGTTAACATGCGTTCTAGACTGCTAGGTGCTATTTTTATATTTTGTTCTATATGCCCTGTTGTATTGTTATAAATTACTACTTTGTTAATCATTAGAATATGTCTCCTTTATTGATCTTAACGAAATCATATTTCATGCCAGTATAACCTATTTGTCCACTACTATTAGGAGCCATTGTGTTTTTACCACGCAAGACTACATTTCCTGTACTTAAATCTGGTGATATAGTTATTTTTCTCACTGCCATCAATGTTTCAGGAATATCACCACTATTGTTTTTTGATACACCAAATTCTTCACTAGTGGTAACACCTTGTATGTCTGTGAGATTAACTTTACCTCTAAATGTAAAGTCTGCTGTACCTGAGCCTGGAATTGCTCCTATAGGCGAACCACTGGCAACAAAACTGTAATCTCCAGGTTCTAAACCTTCTAATCCTAGTTTAAAGTCTAGTTCGCGAGGTGTAAATATATCTTTTACCACTGCTGTGTTTGACATTGATACATTACTTGCTGGTTGATCTTCAATTTGTGTACCTACTGATAAATTTCCTACATCACTTTTTCCTATCCTCCCTCCAAATTTATCTGGATCGTACATGTTTGCTACACCTGTAATATTACCTACAGGGTTAGTTATAGAACCTGAACTAACTGCGTCTACTGTAAATGTAACATCATGTATTGTATCAATACCACCTAAATTACTACCGCTTAGAGTAACAACATCACCTATACTGAAATCTGGTGTACCAGATACCACAAAGATTGTTGAATATACATTTGGCAGTTGTTTGAATACTGTACAACTACAACTAGTTCCTGTGCCAGTTACACTTTTACTTGGTACACCTATAAATAAATTATTAAATATTGATGGGGGTAGAATAGGGTCTTTAACTGGTGGTAAACTTGGTACACCATTACCCTCGTCTTCTTCTTCTGTTTCTGTTACTGTGGCTTCTATGTATACTTCTCCATTGTATTCTAACAATGTTAATTGACAAGTAATCATGCCTTCAGGCGTAAAGTTTTCTCTGCTACGCATTACCCAAAACAATTTATTACTGAAACCATAAACACTATTAGTAAGTTTTACTACATCACCTGCGTCTATTTGTAGTGTACTGAAGTCGCCTTCTAGTGTTACTACCATGCCATATCTACTTTGATTGAGATTTATGTTTGCCAATTGTGCGCCGTGTATATTGTTATTCAACAATGCCGCTCTAAACGTAAGTTCATTATCAGGCTCACCGCTATTGCGTTCACTTGCTGGTGTGTTTACTACGACAGAATTCATTTGGTCTTTTCTGTTTTGATCTTGAAATTCTACTTTGACACTATTGTATAGACTGAATAATTCTGTACTGCTTACACTCAGTTTGCTAACAACATTGTCGTCATTCAAAACAAAAGCATTTGCTTGTTCATTTGCTGGTATTTCTCTGTTAGGTACTGTTTTAAATTTGCCTTGTTTGCCATCAAATGTAAAGAATGTGTTACTGTTTTTACATATTCTATCGATATTGTCTAGTACAGTATCTGCTGTATTTAAGTAACCATTAATTTGCCATCGATCAATAAAACTAGTAGCACCTCCATAGGCAGAATTTCTTGTAAATGGTATTTGCTCATCACAATAGCCTTTCATTGATGTATTGCTAGTACCTAATAAACTAGTAGTGTCAATATATGTATTTGAAAGTCCTGCGCCCCATTGTGTATTGTTTAGATACTTTTGTAGCACTTCTCCTGGATTGTGTATGCTGTTTGTTACATCAAAACTCATTGAACCTAAGCCTGTTAGTCCATTTTCAGCATCATAATCAAGTTCTATCATGGCAAACACCAAGTTTTCCATAGTATAGTGTGTTGGTCCAAATACTTTCCAATGTGGCATCATGTTTGTTGCCGCAGTTGATGTTGTAGAACCACCTACTACAGGGAATATTTGATCAGCACCATTTGTACTACCAGCATATACTCTAATTCTTATTTTGTCTGACCAATCATTTCTAGTTGTGGCATTAGGATCAGTGTAACTTGCTACTTTGTGTGCGTTAGCACCTGTACCAAAGTTTAATTTTGCGTCGTTGAAGAATATTTGATTGACTGTGTATGTAGCACCTTCAACGTATTCACTTAACACAATACAGTAACTCATTGTTTCATTTTGATTACTGATAGCAACATCTGTGATAGGGCCACTCATGAAGTTCTTTCCAAAAGCCACACCTATCCTGTTGTCTGTGTTAGGCGCAACCTGTATTTTTACGCCAGGGTCAGGCCCCAGATCTGGTACATCAAATACACCCATTAAATTTGCTGTGGCAATAGCCAAACCACCAGCAACAATCCAACCAGCCGCAGTTGCTACAGCAGTACCTATCAGAGTACTACCTAAGAAACCACCGCCTACAGTGATTAACCATCCTGTTACCGCACTTGCTATTGCTGAAAAAACTGCCATTTGTTACTCCGCATAATATATAGTTTCAATTGGTTTGAAACCATATTTCTCTATTTTGATATCTGGTGATTGTTCCATCATTGTCATTGTGTAACCTGTTATCTTACCAGCATCTTTCATTGCTTTTGCTATACTTAAATATTTGAAAAACAATTTGCCACCTATTGTGCCTTCTCTGTATTTTGGTTCTACCCACCATGCCGCTTCACGCATAACTGGTTTTACATTAGGTAACCATAAATCTGGTGTTGGTACACCTATAAAGAAACCTGCTGGTTCACCATTGTGTTCTGCGTACAACAATATACCTTGTTTGCTTATGCCGTACAATATTTGATCTATATAATCATTGTCGTACTTTGGGTTGTGTAAATAATCAACTGGCGCACTATTGGCAAAGTTGATAAACATCTTTTTGATGTTTTTGAAATCTTTTGTGTCTGCTTGTTTAATCATATCTTTATATCCTTTTATCTTTGTTCTCTTCTATCTCTACGGTCATCACGGTTACGGCCACCGCCACCGCCTCCTCCACCGCCACCACCGTAGCCACCTGAACCTCCAGTATATTCTTTACCAAAGTCAAATGTGGTGTTGAACAGTATAGGGACTCTGTTGAAACTCCTATCTGCTGGGTATAAACGTTTCCTGTCATCAGGATTTGTCTTTTGCCCGTTGATCTTGTTTGCTAATACACTAACTAAACCACTTACTATAACTGTAACAGCATAGTCATTTGTTTTAGTTAATACATTAAGTTCTTCATTGATTGTGAAGTTGGTTATTACGCCACTGTAACGTGTGTACACTTGGCCTGTAATAAGTTCTAAGTTACCTGTGTCCACAAAACCTCTGCGTAACACTACGTTACCACCTTTTACAGGCGAATTTAGTACTGCTTGTAGGTAATTTGCTTCAGCAGGTATACCTGTAAGTGATATTTGTATGTCACTTTCTGAATGTTTGAGGTCATCTGTAACTTCAGATACATTCAACAAGGCACCAAGTTCAGTATAACTGTTTGAATCATATGTAATTGGTTTATAATTACTGCTGAGATAGTAAACATTACTACCTAACTGTAAATCTATCAGTGTGATAGGTGCTATATTGTTACCTTGTACTGCTGTTATTGTTGTAGCCATCTTTTACCTATGTAATTACTTCATAAAACACAAAATTATCTTGAAATACAAGAAAATCATGTGGTGCTATACCATAAAGTGGATTTTGTATGGCTTTTACACGCCATGTAACGTCTTTTCCAACATTTATGCCTTTACCACTCACTGTATAACCAGTTTGTGATAAGAAACCTCTGTGTATAGGTACTGTAACACTTGTGCCACTGTAGGCAACATCCGCTGTTACTGTATAAGGGTACCTATAATTGTTATCTAATTGTATGTAATCACCTTTTTTGAATATATTTCCTGTGGGTGATCCTGATACACTGGTTGTATTCAACACAATTTCATTGCCACTAGCACTTGTTACTGTGACTTGTCCTATTTGTGAGGCACTTAGATTGCCTAGGTATTGTGTTATGTATGCTAAACCAGTATTTGTACTACCAATATTGATTTCTTCTTCTATGGTAGTGTCTAATCTGTCTAATTCTTCTACTAAATCTCTATTTGTGCTGTATTTTAGACCATCATTCATGCCTACTGTAAAACTGTAAACACTAGGAAGTCTTTCTGCTGTCTTTAGTATACCACTTCTACTAACTGTACTACTTGTGACTTTACGTCTGTTAACAGTTATAGCAGTTGCGTTGTTAATTATTGTTTGAAAACTCATTATCCTGGTAACCTCCTTCTACCTGCTCTAGTTAAACTGTAGATAAATTCTGGATCTCTTGCTAATGCTGATTGGAAACTTTGTGTATCTACTGCTGATATATTGTACACTATTGTTTGTCCACCACCTAATGCTCTAGCACTATCACTAGCACTCATTACACTTGCTGGTCCTGTGACAATTTCTGGTCCTGATTCACCTACAACACCAAACTTACCACTTGGTATATTACCACCGTTAGCAAAGAAGCCAGCAAATAGACTGCTAAACAATCCACCTGTTGGATCAAATAGTGCTAAGAATAATCTATTGGCAGCCATTTTAACTATTTCCATCATTAATGACTTGAATAGATCTTTAAAACTAAGTTTACCTGTTTCAGCAAACTTAACAAAAGCATCTTCCCAACCTTGTGTCATTGTATTGAATAAATCTGTACCAAATTTAGCATTGTTTTCTACTTCATCTTTGAATATAAGGAATGCGTCTTTGATACCTTGACCAAATTCGCGACTTTTAGCAATCAAGGCATCATAAGTTGCTAATTGTTTTTCAGCACCTTCTAAGAATAACTGATTTGCTTGTTCATTGTCATCTATTCTGTCTTGAAGTACTGCTTTTGCTTGTTCTTTTTCAGCATCAGTTAGATCTGCTCGTTTTTTGCCTAGTTTTTCTGCTAGTTTTTCTTCTTCTGCCGCTTGGTCAATAATAAGTTGTATTCTTTCATTGGCTATGTTTCTGTATAAGCCTTGTGTTATTTGTAATCTTGCTCTTTCTTGTATAGAATTAGCATTCATGATATCACTTTGTTCTTGTACACTCATTAACAAGTCATGTGATGGTCCTAATGCTTGTTCATATATGCTTAAGAAACTTTCGCCTGCTCTTTGTACTGCTTGTTGAACTTTTAATTGTTCTTTAGTAAGTCTTATACGTTCATCGTATTCATCATTGATTTCTTGTTCACGTTTTCTTCTTTGTTCAGCATCTATTTTGGTTAGATCAGCAAGATCTTGTAATGCTGATTTTCTATCTGATTCTATATCTGCTATAGCATTGAGTTCATCTTTTTGATTTTCTGTTGCTAATAATAAATCATTTTGTAATGTTAATTGATCTCTAAACTCAGCACTATTAGATTGTAATTCATCTAGTTGTGATTTGAATTCTTCTGTTTGTCTTTCTAGTATTCTTAATGATTCATCATTAAGTGTTTTTTCTTCTTTCTTCTTTTCAACTAAATCTGCTTCAGCATCAGCCATTTCCTTTGTACTGCCTTTTTGCTTGTCAACATTATCAACTATGTCTTCTACAGTTTCTCCTTGTTCATCAAACATAGCATTCATTACACCAAGTGTTACACCTGCCGCGGCTAATCCTGCGCCTACTTTAAGTAAACCTACACCTGTAACTGCTTGTAACAATACAGCACTAGCGGCAGCGGCTTGGTTTGCGGCTCTAAATGCTTGTATGGCTTTAGTCACAGCAACTATTTGATTTACTATTGCTACAGCAAATGCGGCTGCCAGTGCGGCTGCCACAATGTCTAGATTATCTGCTACCAATTTGAATGTTGCGGCTAATCCACTGAATATACCTGTTTTTTCTTCTATTTTTCCTACAAGTATAGTGAATTCTGTTCTTATGCTTTCAAAACTTTCTGCTAAAGTTTGTGTTGTTAAGGCAAATGTAGCATCAATTTCATCGCCTTGTTCTAGCAATGCGTTAGTGACAATTTTAGCAGTAAGTTTACCTTCACTTGCTAATTTTTTAAGTTCTCCACGTGGCTTACCTAGTGCTTTAGCCAGTCTATCCATGAGATCACTGTTTGTCTCATTGATACTTCTAAATTCATCACCACTTAACTTGCCTGATGCCATGGCCTGACTGAACTGTAAGATAGCACTTGCTGATTCTTGTGCGCCAGCACCACTATTCTTTAGTGTTTTAGCAAATAGTTCTGTTACTCTGCTTGTTTCTGCTTGTGATAAGCCTAAGTCTTCACTGGCTTTTGTTAAACGGAAGAATAAGTCTGCTGTACCACTAAGGTCACTACGAGTCTTTCTAGCAATATCAACAACAGCATCAAATCGTTTGCCTGCTTCTTCAGTACTGCCACTAACACTACGCAGTTTGTTTGTGATTTCTTGGAAATTGTTAGCAACATCAATTATGCCTTTTGCGGCGGCACCTGTTGCCAGTGCCTTAAGAGCATTTCCTACATTAGCAACGCCCTTTTCTGCTTTTCTTGTATCTAGTACTAACTCTGCTTTTATAGACCTAGCCATTATATTCTCCTGAACTCTTTGTCAAGTTGACTTTGGAGATGTTTAAATGAAGGTTCTGTCATTCCACGTGGTGCTTGTTTGCTCCATCCTTCATCTAATCTTGCCGCATAAGGGTAATCTGCTATAATTTCTAAGTTTCTTCTATCGAAATCAGTGTTACTTCTGGCATTACCACTTCTTTTAGGTGTTATACGTCTAAAATATCTGTAAGTTGAGTTCATAGAATCGCTGACAGCCTTATTGATGTCTTTTTGTAACAATCCTAAATCTCTTCTACTTACTTTTATTCCCACGTGTTCTCTCCATTATCGCTTGTAAATCTGTTTGATCATATTGATCAGTTATGTCTTTCATGGTTTGTGTACCATTTTGTTTCTTAATCTCGCGAGTCTTGTGTGTCAATGCTATGTCGTATGTGCGTAAATCAAAGGTTGTACCCCTTGCTAACACTTCAGAAGGTAATAACCCGTATCGTTCACCTAGTGCGTCTAACATTAAGGCGTTAGTAAATTCAGCACTACCTTCTTCAAATGAACTACTGGTTACTTTCCCAGTTGTTCTACTACTTTATTTACACATTTCAGTAAGAGTTGGTTAGGTAATATATGTCCATCAGTCATAACTGGATTACCTTGGTCATCAAGAATCATATCACTACACATAGTGATTAATTGTGGATATTGATCTGGTTTTTGTGTGCTACTAGCAAATTCGACAAATGTATCTAAGGGTTGTTTGTCCCATACATAAAATTCTAGTGCTTCTTCGTATTGACTGACAGTTTCTTCATCATCTAAAACTATCTTTACTAATTGTGGTTTTGTTGCGAGTTCTTTTAACTTCATAACTTACTCCTTTATATCTCTTTTCTTTAAATTGTGAATAACACTTAAACAAAATGCTACTCTGTTTGAGGCCTTATCAGCATCTCCTCTTAGACACCTAATTTCATTCTGTGTCTTCGCTAATTCCGTCTCCAACGATTGGATCATCTCCATCGTCGTCTTTGTGTCGTATATCTTCATTACTATTTACCTTTGTTTTTTGTTTTTGTTGTTTTTTGCTATCAGGAAGTGTTATGCCGTTGTCTTTGGCATATTCATCCATGTCTACAGTGACTATTTTTCCATCTACTTCAATACGAATATCGCGTGTAGGTTTGGTCCAGTTACCATCTGCGTCAAAGTTTCTTAACCATTTATGTTCCATTGTTTCTCCTTATAAGAATACTACCCCACATAGTGAGGTAGTATAGTCTATGTTCGTTATACGGTGCTTACTGTATAATCGCCGTCAACTTCTAGGGTCAAACTACTAACAAAAACTGGTGCGTCCATGTTTACAGTTGGGGCTAATCCTGAAAGGAAGCCTTTACCTGAAATTGTTCTAGATCCACCTAGTGAACCTTCGATACCAATTTCGAAATGAACCTCTGTTTTGTTTTTACTTGCTCCAAAGATACCGTTTCTCACAACACTATTTAAAGTGTTTGCGCCATCACCAAAGAAAGTCGCCTCATCTAAGACGATGTTCATTGCTAATGAGTTAGTGGCAGGTGTTGTAGCGGCACTTTCTGCTGTACTGTCTAGAGTTTTCCATCTAAACACACCTGTACTATTGTTGATAGTGATATCTTGTAAGTAAGGTAAGATCATAGCATTATTACCACCAGTAATGTCTGCTTGTGAACTTACGTTTCCTAATGCGATTATAGCCTTATCACCTGAACTTACGTTAATTGGACTTGGCATAATTTTCTCCTTTATTAATAATTTATAAACCTATACTCAAATGTATAAGTTATCCTGTCGTTTTCAGTCTCTGTAGTGTACTCACATTCTGCTACTGTTGTACCAGATATGGCACTCTTAGAGTTTAAAATACCAGATATGACAGTATCAATATCTGATAGTGGATTCTTAGCATCTACTTGAAGGAATCCTTCCATGGTTGTTTCTGTTTGATATTGTTTGTTATCATCTAACGTTTCAATATAAACAGTCTTACTGATTTGCTCTTCGTCTAGATAAAACTTCTTCATATTAATTGAGTACAAGGGTTGATCCCCTTGTACCCAAGGTAATTCTGAACTAACTGTACAACTACTTGTTGCTAAGTTAGAAGTTATGGCTGTTAGCAATGAATCTCTCATTATCTAATTTTCACCACACTTGCTCTTCTTCTAGATCTACGAGTTTGGAAATATGTTACTGCTTTTTCGTCTGCGTCTACAGTACCACTGTTGTCGTAGTCATACCAGTCAGCAATGCTTATCAGTTCATTAAACATGTCTGTAAACTTTGCGTCATAGTAATTAATCTTTTGAAATGTAGGACTTTCTTCATTTCCAAAGTCTGCGACTAACGGTAATAGATATTGCGACATACAGTGGTAGACCGTTAAATCTGTGAACTGTTGTTGTCTTCCTATTTTGTTACTTGGATCTATAAGATTTGGGTTAACATTAGGTAAATTATTCAAGTTTGTGATACCAGCACCAACATAATTGTTGTATGCTTGCCACCATGTACTTGCTTTAATTTTAAGCAATATTCTATTTGTGCTTTTGGTAAGCATGTCTTCAATAAAATCTGTTTTATCAACAAACCCACTTTCAGCGGGTACAATGATTTCATTTGCTTCTAGCAAACGTTGATCTTTTTGAAGTATGTCTGTAAACTCAGCAAAACTAAGTACATTTCCACCTCCATCAGTAATAAACGCCATAGTATCTCCTTACGATGCGTCAGGTAATCTATTACTTCTAAAGAATGTTATACCAGCCGCTTGTCCTATTAAACCACTTAACAATGTTCTGTTACCAATATCACTTAGTGATCCTAGTGTAGCATCGTTAACTGATGATAATTGTTTAGCAATTGAAAACTCTTCTTCTGGTGAAACAAATCCAATGTATGAACCGTCTGCCATTTCAGGTGCGTTTGATTTTCTCAATGTAGCAACTGCTTTTAAGTAGTTTTCTAAGTTTGCTGTTGGAGCCGCGAAAGAGTCTGTTCTATCTGTTACTTTACAGCCAAACTCTGGTCTCATTACTACGAAACCTTGTCTTACTGTTCCTCTGAACTCATGTAAGTCTAGGTTTGGGTTATACCATGTAGCAACTGTAGGTTGACGACCTGATGCTGTTGCTAAACATTCTGGAGACATTACGAAATGCTCTGTGAATGCTGAGTTGGCTCCTGCCGCGTCACCTGTTTCTTGAGTAATGCCTGCCTTTAGAGCGGCAAAACCTGCTGTGTCGACTGCTTCTGCTAGTCCTTTTGAAAGTCTTGTAAGTACTGCGTTTCTAACTGTTGCTATTCCGCCGTCTTCCAATGCTTCTTCTGATACGTCTGTCGCGATACCAAATTTGCTTAATGTAATATTAGCCGCTGTAGGTACTAAGTTACTTTGTACTCCAGTTTGTCTAATATCCCCACCTTCAGCCACGGCACCTGCCGCTGAATAACTGTTGGTTAGTGGGATTCTAATCGTGTTCCCTGCTTCTGGTCCGCTTAGGTCATATGAATTCATGATAAAAGCCTGATTTGGTAACATTACCGCATCTGAATAATATGCTTGAAGATCTGCTACGACGTCTGCGTACAACTGCTGAACACTACTGCTTGATGTTCCTGCTGCCATTATGTTCTCCTTTTATTAATGGTTACTAGAAAGGATACCTATCCTTTCATTTTCTTTTTAATCATTCCGTCTGTGATTTGATCACGTGTTAATGATTTGTTATAATCTCGTATTGCCATGTACGCCCTACGATAACTTGCGTCTGATGTCAGTCTAGCCTCATCAATACCTTTTGGTGCTGATGAACCGCCAGTGTCTGTTTCACCATAAGCAACATCTACTCCTTTCTTGCCAAAACTAAAGTTCAACTGTTTTCCAATCTTTTCTACAGCGGCGGAATAATCTGGTGTTTCACCGTCGACAGTTAAGAAACTATCACCATCTCTCAATGCGAATGTTTCTCCTTCTACAGCAATCATGTTTCTAGCATTCATTAAATCAATAACTGCTTGACTTTGATCTGCTGTCCAGTTACTAGGCATAGCACTATTGAGTTTACCAATGTGATCCTTAAGTACCAATTCAGTTTTTAAACTGCTTACTTGTGTTTGTAGTTCTTCTAGAGTAGCCTCTTTTTTCATTACAGCATCTTTCAATGCTTTAACGTTGAGACTTTGTCCTTCTTCACTGTTAACACTTCGTAATTCATTTACTACTGTTTTAACTTGGCTTAAATCATCTACATCAAGTTCTTTCATGATGCTTTGTCTTGCTCTGTCTTCAGCCTGCTTGGCGACCATATTGGTTTCATCTCTTGTATAAAACCTCTTGTCGTTCAAGTACCATTTTCCGTCTTTGTATTGAGGTTGGTCACTGTTTACTACAGTTTCCGCCTTCTGTGTAGACGTTTCTTCAGATTTTATATCATTACTTGATTCAGTATCTGTTACTGGTGCTGTTTGTTCAGTTAGCACTTCTGTATCTATGGTATTATCCATTATTCATCTCCTTTTAGTCGTTAGAAGCAACGTACTTTATTGTTTATAAAGAGTTAGAACTGTAAGTCTGATTAATCAGTGCTTTCATTCTTTCTCTTATCTTCTCTTTTAATTCTTGTTCGAATCCACGATCTTCTTCAAAATCAACACCTGGATTCGCACGTTCTAGTGCCTGTTCATATTCTAGGTGTGTAGCGAATGGCATGTAAATTATAGTACCGTCTTCATTTTGATGACTATGTGATCCACTTCCGCCTAAACTTACTGCTTTTGCTTCTGCTTCTGCTTCAGTGGCATACTCATCTGCCACAAACTCTGTGACGCCAGTTGCGAACTTGTTTTCATATGTTTCAAGCATACCCATTATGCCTTCTAGTTCTTTGATTTCTTGTTCTAAGCCTCTTTGTGAGAAAGTTTTATTGTAACTTACACTAAAGTCTTCTGGTAAAGGCTTATCCATCCAATCAAACCATATTTTCCATAGATTATATTCAGCATTTTCCATTGCTGTGGCTTTACGCCTAATCATGGCTTCAAGTTTGCTGTCAAACATTTCTATTTGAACTCCACTCCTACTAGCCTTGATAAGTTCATCTGATCTTACCATGGCAACCTGATTCATTTTTTCAATTAATTGATTTACATATTCTCTTAATTGAACCATGCTGTCTAATGGTGGTGCTCTAAATTCAAATACATAGGCTGGCTCGCCTTGTAAACTTGAATTTACTCTTATAACACTACCTGGTTCTGCTCCTATACTGTTGTCGTTGAGATCACTTGTTTCCGTGTCTACTACTGTTACAGGGTGCGAACCATAACTTTGTATAGCATATAGATCACCATATGCCGCATATATGTTCTTTTGTATTCCTGCTATGTCAAATATGATACTATGTCCTACACCATTGTGTATCTTAGTACCTGTGTATACTGGTATACATGGTACATAGCCTAATTCATTTTCTTGTCTTACCACATAATATCCATCGCCACCTTCTATGTTTTCCGCATCTATATATTGGCTGATGTCAAATTCATCTTCATCTGTGTCTTCTTTGATTAAGAAGTATGTGTCGATGTTTTCTGGTGTTATATATTGATATACATCAAATTCTGGTTCTGATGCTGTTTTGATTACTATCTTTTTCAATACCAAGTCGCCGCTCATGTCATAAGCAAACTGCCAGTTAGTTACATCTAGTGGAGTGTGGTATCTCCAACGTGGTAAATCACTGCCTACTGGTTTTATACAACTGACCCAACAAATACCAAATATAGTACTCATCACGTCTACGTGCGAGAAGAATTCGTTAAGTGAATTTTGTTCACCATCACAGTTCTGTGAGAACTCTTCTACTTCTGGGGTTAATGGTAACACTCGATATGGTGTGTTTTTCATTAAGATAGCATTGTATTCTTGTACATACAATCTAGTGTAAGGCAGTACTGGTACATTGTGTAACTTTTCATGATAGAAGTTACTTGAGTAATCACCGCCGTTATTAGCCGCTTGTGGCGAGTTTACACTAACTGCGCCTTTATAGATACCTTGTGTTACACCGTTATCATCAACGTCATATGTGTTGATTACTTCGCTTGGTGTACTGTTATCTGAATCAAATTGCTTGAGGTATTCGCCCATTCTGTATTCTGGGCCACCGTAATATGATTTAATGGCTAAACGCCAGTCATCTTGGTATCGTGAGTATAGTTCGTGTGCGGATACTACGAACTGAAATTCGTCAAATGGTTTAGCCATGTGCCTCCGTTATATATAACAAGACTATTTATCTATTCTTTGAAAGATGTGTTGTTATCACCAGTAATCTGTTCATAATCTGGTGTTTCTGGTTCTATGATGCCTGCTTTTTGTAGCAGTGGTGCCCATAGCATGTGTGTTTCTAATCGTGAATACTTTGGTCCTGTATACTTCTTGTTTTTTCTTTTTAGTTTTTTATTGTGTCTTTTATTTGCTAATGCTTTTTGTGTTAACATGTTGTTCCTTTTCATCTTTATCGCCGTCCCAATTAAGTATTGTTACAGACTTTTGTTTTAACTTTTGATCTTTACCAAATATCTTATCCCAATTGTCTTGATATTGTTGGCTGTTTACATCTGTTCTAGGTGTACTGCCTTTACCACCGTGCCAATTGCTACTTTTCATCTTTGTTACCAAATATACGTTCCCAACCGTCTTTGTATGCTTGATCGTTGATACCAGTAGTTACACCTGTTGGTCTAAATCCTTGCTGTATATCTCTTATCCTGCGTAATGTTGGGTCTTTGGCAATCTTAGATTCATTGCTGATCCATTCGCGACTATTCTTTTTTGGAATCTTACCGCTTACTTGTTTACCTATACTTGGTTTTTCCATACAAGTATTTATCGATCTGTGTCATTATTACCTTAAATTTATGTACAGAATACATGATCATGATAAATATATTATATGATAAGAATTAATTTCAAAGAAAGGTGGGGTTATACATGTAATCAATTAGCGGCCATGGAAGGCGTTACACCTGAAGCAATAAGAATGCGTGTGCGTAACTATGGTACACCATTTCAAAGACGCAAAAAACTAACAAAGTGGGAAAAGAAGTATGGCAAAACACTAGGGCAAATAGCACTAGATTTAGGCCTACACCCACAAACTGTTGCTAGGCGTGATAGACTATTTGGTGATGCTTATGCTGAATCTAAATGGAAAAGACCTACGTTGCGTGGTGCTATACTAAATGAACGTGGCGAACATTGGACTGAAAATACCAAAATGGGTTATGTTAAAGTTCAATCAACGTATATGGATCAGTATAATGAGAACAAGAAGGCCTAGAAAGTATGAATGGATAAATGGCAATCTAGTCAAACGTCCACACACAGAAAGTTATCGTAAGTTCTTACAGGCTACATTACCACATGCTGTTAAATACAGTAAGTACAACCTAGGCAATATTGCGCCTAAGGATAATAATGAAGATTGATAACACACCAGATCCAAATGCTGAATTCAAAGTATTCTTTGTTAAAGTAGTTGACGACTATGTCAAAGAGCCCACAGACAAAAAACAAGCCAAGTTACTTCAACTTGTTACTGACAGTATAAAGTTAGATGGTGAATTGATGTTGTGGTTCAATGCCATGTTCAAATGGCGTAACACACAAACTGGTTTAGATGTAAACTATAGAAATCAAATTAAGTTTCCTTTTTGATTACTAATTCTTGTCCATATCCTATTAGTATACACAATACAGTTAGTACTGTAAACCAAGGGTTCAATAACCCTAACATTTGACCCCATAACAAACTGATGCCTGTCATTGTCATTGTGTTTAATCCTGTGCTAAGATTCTTCGTTGGTAATTTCATTCATTTCTCCTAATAATTTTCCTTGTATGGCACCGTAATGGCCCATGTAATATTTTACTGCTAGTGCGATATCATGTGGATATCCCGCATATGATTGTTCTGTTGTGAATACTTTTCTTTTGTTGCGATCTGGCTCGTAACAGTTTTCTCTAGTAACCACAAAGTGAACAAACTCATAGTTTGCTACATATTTCTTTTTTGGATCAAGTTTATTGTTGCCTAGCATATACAACTACCTTATAATTACGATCACTGGGATCCCAACCTTCTTCTATGATTTTAAAACGTGGTTCTAGTTTTTCTTTCCACCATTCTTTTGGCTTTATCAATATGTGTGCGTTTCTACCGTCTTTGAGTATTTTAGTAGCAGGTCTACAACTTATAGTAAAGTAACCTTTCTTACCTGTAACTCGCTGTAAATCGTCTAGTACATTGTCTATGAGTTCTGGCTCTACATGTTCTAGCACATCTATACACACTACATAATCATGAACACCAGGTGCTACAGTATTTGGTCTGCTTGGTTCATATTCTGTGATAGAATATTTGTTACCATACAACTTGCTAACTGTTTTGCCTAATCCTCCTGATCCTGCTCCATAATCTAACCAATCTGTAAATTGTTCACAGTGGCTTACTATAACTGGCACATACATTTCTGCTGTATGTCCCCATTCGCCTGGTGTGTTAGCATGTTCCCATTCTAACAGTTTGGCGTATTCTTCACTTATCATTTTCATGAAAGTACTCCCTTTGATGTTCTATGGTGCTGTAAGCACAAAGATGGTTCATAACAACATTGCCTTCACCACGTCCTCTGCGTTTTATTTCACACCATATTTTATTCAGCAGTTCGTCTTCTTTAACGACACTATTTAGGCGTGTCATCATATTGTATATCATGTCGCCATTAGGTATGTCTGCTGTGATCATACCTCCCCAGGTTTTTGCTTTTCGCTCTTTGGTTAATTTGCTAGGGTCTAAATTACCATTTTCTACATTCGCTATTATGGTTAGATGTAAGTTGGTGCCATTAACACATTGTACTATGTTCATGGCTACAGCACGTCTGTGAGAATCACCTATGTCCACGTAGGTGTCACAAATGCTTAATAACCATCTTACATCTAAATTTTCTAACAATACATCAGTATACTCTTCAACTAATCTGTTGAATTCATAATGATGTCTGTGAAGATTTGGATTTCTGCGTAAGTGTACTATATGCGATGCTACTTTATAACAAACTTGTGGTTTGCCAATAAATTCTCTACGCAATTCTTTTATGTTTACACTTATATCTTTGTGCCTGTTTAGATTGTGAGCAATTTCACTTTCATGTCCTGGCACTAGTTCTAGCATTGGATCCATTATAATCTCCTTGTTAAAGGTTTAAGTTTCTTAGTACTTGTATTCTTTATAGCAAAGTGTTGATACACAAAATATCCTAGAGAATCATTAAGGTGGTCCAATCCTTGATCCTTTGTTGGTTGACGTGTACCTTCGCGGTATGTGTGTTTTATAAGACAGTTCTTAAGACTTCTACACTTTGGGTCTATGAATAGTTTATTGTGTTCAAAAGCCGCATTCACACTGGCTATACGATCTATAACAGGTGGGTTACCTGGTTGTACCATTAGTTTAAATCCTGCGTTTTGTAGTATTTGGTGATCACTTATACCTGAATTGGTTGTGCGTTTTATACCACTACTATCTGGATATGCTACAATTCTGTTTTGTGGATATCTGGCTTTTATCTCCTGTACAAGTTCATTGGTGTTTGAACCATATATTTCTATTTCATCAATTACCCAACCTATACCATTCTTTACTATGGCTATTGTAGCACTCATTGGATCAATATTGAAGTCACAGCCTACATGTAGTACATCATCTTTGGTTATAGGTCCTGGATATGCTTTGATGTTCTGTTCTGCGAAAGCATAGTATATAACACCAGCATAACTGACAAATTGTGCTTCATATTCTTGTTCAAATGTTCTACTGTCTAGATCTTGTTGTGCTTGTTCTACTTCTTCTTGTGGCACAAAGCCACCGTCTAGTGTAGTAAACTGATAACTGCTGTAGTTAGCCTTTTCACCTTCACACCACAGTTCATAAAACCAGTTTCTGCCTTTTGGTGAACTAATGAATAGTGCGTGTCCGCCAGTATCTGATAAGGTGGGGCGTAGCACTGAAAACCAAACATCTGGCTTCATATCAGCACACTCATCTAACACTATGAAGTTGTATTTGGCACCTCTTAGTGCGTCATAGTTCTCACTGCTACGCAGAGTTATTGTGCTACTGTTTACTAAGGTGATTTGTAGTTCTGATTCGTTGATCTTCTTTGCCCAGTTCTTTTCAATCATCATGCCTTTGAGATCATTCCACCAAATGTTCTTACATTGTTTATATGTTGGGGCAACGGCAAGTATGCGTTGTTCTGGGAATCTGGCAAACTTTGCCATTTCGTTCATTGCTAAGTATGATTTGCCAAAACGTCTACCCGCGGCAAGTATGCGAAATCTGTTTGTATCATCAGATACTTTCTTTTGAACTTTGCTTAACTTCATATCTTTAAAGTGTTGAAACGGTACTAGGACATTATTGTCCATGAACACACAACAAACAGTTTCCTCCTATATGAGTAAAAGTTTATAAGTACCGTTCAACATACTTATTTATCTCTACTCATCTTCTTGGTCATCTATCCATGGCAGAGTTTGATTGCTTTCTGAACTAACTGGATTATCTGTCCAATTGAGTAAGTTCTTTGATGTCCATACAAGTATAGTTGGATTTTGTTTTACTATAGCACTTTCTAGCATGGCTTCCATTAGACGTTGTTTGGTTACTTGTCTGCTTTTTTCTACCACACTTCTAAAGTTGTCTCTGAATGTGGTTTCTTTACAGCCAAAGAAGTCTGCCATGTCTTTGTATGTTAAGTGTAGACTTGCTAACTTTTTAACTTCTTCTATGCTGATAATGGCACGGTTATCACCTTGCCCTATAATGATACCTTTTACTGTCTTTTCGCCATATTTTCTGCGTGGGGTTACACCATATTCTGGTGATGCTCCATCAGGTATCTCTATGTAATGTTCTTTTTGTTCGTTTTCCACGGATTGTGGAGAATTGGTGTCTTCTTTTGACATGTTTTACCTCAGAGTTAATCGTTCTGTAACGTAGAAAGTATTTATCACATAAAAGAAAACCCCCTAGAAAGATGAGTCAAACTAGGGGGGTTTCAATTACCGATTAGTGTATAACTCCTTATACACATATATTTTTAGGAAAAATTAAAATGTCAGTTGCGATATTTAATCAAAAAGAAAAAATATGTTTTCTGATGGTACTAGCGAATGCTGTACCTTTTAATTTATGTTGTCCGTAATTTAAATTTATTAGGAGATTTAAGCACTAATATTAGTGTCTTAGATCAATATGTTATTATCAACTACTATGCTTTATCGATATAAGTGTTTGGCAACATTCATTATGATAAATTGAGAACTATCTATGAGCAAATGCTCTTATCTAGTGAACGTGTCTCGAATGATCCACGTGTTATAACATTACGTCCAACAGTATTATTTATCTTCTTTGAACAGGTCTGGATCATCTTGTGGCAGTTCTTCGCCTAAGAATGTGCCCAGCATCTGTTCAAACTCTTCTGGTTTGAATCTGTCTGTGATTTTGAACTTTGATAGTTCTTTTACTACTCTGTGTTTGCCTTTTAGTGGCAATATGTCAAATGTACCAGTTATTTCCAGTATTTGATTCTTTTCTTTAACTGCTTCTACTACAGGTCTCCAACGTGGCCATGCTTTAGAACTTTTACCTGGATATGTTTCTAGTATTTCAAAGTCTGTGCTACCATTAGCATATACTGTACACATACACAACTTTACAGTGAAGAACTTGCCTATTTGACTAGCCCAGTTACCTGTGAATGCTTTCTTTTCGTTCAGTACGTCAATGACTTGTAGTGTAGTTGTTACAGGTTTACTGTCTATGTACCTGTTTTGACCTCTACCGTGACTTTTATTATACATCTATACTCCTAAATGTTTCTGCCATTGCTCTATTGTCAGTAGCACTTTTAAACTTTATAGGTGTATGTGCTAACATTTTGTGTATGAGTTCTGTCTCTAGTGCTGTTACTTCTGAGTCTGGATGTGTTATGGTTATGTTAACATCTAAGCAATCACACTCAGGATCATGATCATAGTGTAATGCTTTTATTTTCAAGTCCCAACCACGTAATTTGGCTTCTGCTAGGTATTTGTTGTTGCTGAACAGGTGTCGCACACGACTTTCACAATATTGCCATGTTTTACCTACAATATCAGCACTTTGATATATGAATTCAAATTCATTGTTGCTGTACCATTCTGCTACTGTGATATATTCTTTCATTAATCTATATCCTCTGACTTGTGTTTGCCTTTCCATGTGTACCACATGCTTTGTGCGTCACTGGCATACTTTATTTCTTCCAACAGTATTTTAACATGATGTGTGTTTATGTACACATCTGCTACCAAATGCCCTGCGTCTGTTTCTGTGAGACTGGCAAAACAATTGGCAAATGCTTTTTTCTTGGTTAGTGCGTTGTGTTTTCTGTTTGTGAGTTTGCCTGCCCAGTATGTGTCACATTTGGCATAATTGTCTAGTATGTGTGTAACACTACCTATGTTACGCATACTGATATTACGCAAAAATCTCTGTTTGAGACTTTTGTCCATCATTTTGGTGTTTAGTTTTATAAATTGATCGCCTTCGCCACCATATGGCAATACATCTACATTCATCATTACTCTGCCATCTACTGCTGTTCTTTTCTCCAGGGTGACTTCTATGTAAAATGGTGTTTCTTGTAGTGTGTTTAACAACTCTTCATTGTAATCCACAGACTCATTTAGTTTGCTACGCAATGCTTCTCGTTGTTGTGGGGTTAGTTTTTGTTTTTCTTTCATATTTGATCTCTTGAAATTTTGTTTTCTCCTAAAATAAACTGTACTAGTATTTATCTTTTTATTATGCCCTGCGATAAAATTTTGGGGCTTATTCTATATCTCTTACCCTTACGGGTTTCTTTAAAGCCACTTGTTGTTACGACGAAGTCGAGACTCAACGAGGGGTCTTTAGACCTTAATTTGCTAGGTAGCAAGTTATGTTATATGTTATATGTTAAATGTAAAAGTTCTAATTATAATATATAATATAATAATACTAACATAACTTGCTACCATTAACATAACGAACTGTTTCGTGTACTTCTGTGTCTCTTTCTGCTTCACGTCTTTGCCATTCTGCTCTACACATCACATAACCTTTTTCGCCTTCAGCAAACTCTCTCAATACCCACTGAATATAATCATCTGGTATTTGATATAGGTGTACATCAGCATACATTCCAAATCCCAACTTAGCCATTATATTTCCTTGTGTAAACTGCTGAGTTTGTTTAGTTGATGTAGTAATGCCAAGTTATCTTCATTAAAGTCTAACAGTATTGCTTTCTTTACTAACTCTACACTTTTGAATATACAGTTAACAGTTTTATGTGGTATTGGCTCATTGAGATCTATATCTGTTAACACATGTGCTAAGAAACTGTATAGATTATGATCTTTTGTTACTATTTTTGGTATGTATACTTTTTCACCATCAGCAAACTTGTATACTTTTTTACAGCGAAATAAGTTATCTATTTCATTGCTCATAATACTGGCTTTTTGTGTGATTTTTAGTATCTCTAGTAAACTGCTGTTTAATGAGTCTTTTATAAGTGATTGATTTGCTGGTCTCAACTTCACATATTTTGTTTTCATATAACCTCCTAATATTGTTGTTACATACTTATTTATCTTATGTTTGTTTGGTATCGAGATAAAGAGGTCAAATACATCTCATTTCTTTATAAACAATATCATTTTTATGCGCCGCTATATAAAGTGGTAACACAGATAAGACTCTTTCATATTGTTCTAACTGTTCGTCTGTGAGTTGTTTTTTTTGCTTTATTGTGTTATATACATCTTCAAGTATAAATTGAATATTGGGATTGTATATATCTAATCCATCGCCTGGTTTGTAAGTTATGCTCATAATATTTTTCCTAAATAAATTATACAACTAGTATACTAGTTTTTGTGACCATTGTCAACCTTTTTGTCAAAAAAATACCCCAATCATCATTGAGGTACTTTCATTCTAGTTTTTACATCTAGAGTAGGTTTGTTAGGACAAGCCATTAATACTTAGTGAAAAATATGTTATAACATTGATTTCTTGGCAATTCGTTTTACACACTTCCATTCTTTATTGCGATTAGTTCTAGCATAAAATGTTTTTTCAAACAGATGTGTGTCCACAATCATGCCTTCATAATAAAACACACGCCATTGTAAGTATAGGGGTTTGTGATTTACATAATGTGTGAGTACATCAGCATACTTGCGTGATGTTTTGAATTCGTCTAAATGATATCTAACTTGATAGTTAAAATAGTTGTCTGCCTTGATCCCAAAAAGTTTGTCTTCTACTTTTTTTATTAGTTTTTTTGCTTCTGTGTCTGTCATTTAAGTATTTATAGGACAAAGTATGTCCTAGTACTAGATCGTTGCTTACAGACGGCGTGTGTGCGTTGTATGGGGTGTTACATTGCGTTGCTTACAACACTTGCTATGATAGTTACTAGTGTGGTGAGAACCATACCAAGAATCCAAAAGATTCTGTTATCGAGCCTGTCTAGGCGATCCTGGAAAAACTTTCTGTTTTCTTTAATATTGTGTTCTAACCTGTGTATACAATCATGTATGTGGGTCAGTGACTCGTTTTTGATCTGCTCAGTCTCTTGATGTAATCTGATAACGTCTTCCTTTAGATCTTGGTTGGTTATTCTTTTAGCCATGTTACATTCCTAACATGTCTTTGATTTTTTGCCATATACTTTTACAGCATTGTTTAATTTTGTTCCACATATCCTATGTTTTCCCTTATTGTTTCTAATTTTACCTTGTCTTGTTGTATAATACAAGGATATTGCGTAGAATCACCACCTTCATCTGGATGACTCCACAAAAATTCGCTATGTGTGTGCCTGCTGTTCATTTTGTCTGCTAATTTGTCTAATTCATTTGCTGTCATGTCTTTATACACAAACACAAATGCTTCAAACTTTGTAGCAGGGAATAGTGTTGCTATAGTATTCAAACACTTTATGCTGTTTTCCCATACAAGTATTTTATCCATTAACTTACTACTCCATGGACATACTTTCTTTATACTAGCAAAGTAAGTACGCCATTCAGAATCACTACTTGCGACCTTTACCGCCACGTTGATTCTTTTTCTTCTTTTTCTTTTTGCCGCCTCTCATGGTTGCCATTATATTCTCCTTTGTAATTTTGTTACTTGTTTATTGACCCAACTTAATGCTCTAGGACCACCCCAAAGCAAGTAGGCTCCAATTGCTTTTGAATTCTCTGCTGTCAATCCTTTGTCTCGTGCTGTTCTGTAATTCTCTCTTGCCCTAATGAGATAACTTCTCATTCTAACCAATGTTCTTAAACTTAAATTATCACCATTTGCCAATTGGTTTGCTCTTGCTAAACCTACCTTAGTACCATATTGTCTACTAGGTGGCAATGTTTTTCTTATTTCTAGTGCCTTCTTTGCGGCATCTCTCATGTAATCTGGTGCTACTGGCATTATTCGTCTCTCAATTCCCAGGCTGAACCTGTCCAATAAGGTATCTTTTCTTCACCGTAATCACATATTTGTTCAGGTATTGCTGTCATTGTGTAAGAGTATCCTGTTTCATCTTTTAGAACACCCATTTTGTAAAATTTGCCTGTTTCTGTGTTATAAAAGTATTTCATTATGGTCCTTTGTTCAGTGAGTGCGATATATGTGCTGAGAATATAGTATTCGCACTACTGCTGTTAGTATAAGGAGCACCATAACTGTTTACAGCATCATAATTTGTATCTACTCTCATAAAATGACTACCATTTACTCTAGCACTATATATGTAACCTTCTTTTGTGGCACCAGCACCAATTGTAAATGAACTACTACCACTAGTTGCTATTTGTGTATAAGAATTTGCCGCTGTATCTACTACCAACATATCACTTTCATTAAATGGCAAAGCATATACTTTACCGTCTGAACCTGTTGTAGGTCCTATATATGCTGTTGATGTATAGTTTAATCCTAATTGACTTGCTGAATATTCAACTAATGAATTGCTTGTGGTATCTAGTATACACACATAACCTTGACTGTGTGGTACACCTACTATTTTACCGTCATTGCCATTAGCAAAACCTGTGTATCTGTTAGCACCTGATAAACTAGAAGTAGCAAATGTAGTCCAACTGTTACCAGATTCATTATACACTCTAAAGTCTGCTTGATTCTGTGGACAAGCATAGAATTTACCATCAAAGCCTACACAGCCTCCACTATGTCCAAAATCACTGGTGAGTGATTCTGATAATTGTTCTATGCTACTAGCACCTGGTGTGTATTTTAAATAAGGACCACTTGTTGTTCTAGGTTGAAACAGTATATTACCGCTAGGTAAGGTGTATGCTCCATAATAACTATAACTACTTGGCATACCTGTTAAAGTAAGTTGTGATGCTACATCATTTACAGGATCAAATTCAACTATTGGTTGCCCACTGCCAAAAGGTGCTACATATATGTTACCATTGTGTCCTATTGCTCCACCTGTATAATTGTTACTGCCTAGAACACCATGACTAGTCATTTGTGTGTAAACATCATTTACTGGATCTATTTCAACAAAATATTGAACATTTCTAGGTATCATGTAAAGATTACCATTTGGATGTCCTATAACACCTCTATGATTCATGCTAAAGCCTGGACTTATTAATGTTGTAGTTGCTACACTAGTGTTACTCCAACTACCTACTTCTGTGAGATAGTCTGCTTGACTTGGAGCAGTATTCCATGTTGGGAAGTCAAAGTCATTAGCCACTACTCCTCCTGAAAAAAATCCTGTTCTAGCACTGAATGGCATATTAGTCTCTAAATTCTTCTGGGGCTTCGTCGCCGTGTCCTACAACATCCACATACATTTCTGCTTGTTCTTGTGTAAAACCTAAATTTAGATATATTTGTATTTTTTCTGCTCTGGTTAATTTAGCCATTATCTACTCCTTATGCGTATGCTTTAGTTAAACTTGCTAGGTAGTTAGTACCATCATAAACAACACTTATAACATCTATTGAACCACCTGCTGTACTTAATGTTTTACTACCGCCTATAAATTTCATACTACTTGTTAGTGCGTGTGAGCCTGTGCCATCTTGTGTAATAACTATTGTCATTGATGTACCTGCTACAGCATTTGCTATAGTGTTTATTGTGATACCACCTGTTGCTGTTACTGTATATATACTACCATTTGTGGCATTTAGACTAGCACTGATATCACCACTTTGGTTGCCTAATGCTACTACTGTTTCATTAAACTTTTTAAGTGTTGTATTGTCACCTGCTACTGTGGCACCTGATATAGTGCCTGTCGACACAACATTGTGATTAAATGTTGTATTAGCAGTTTGTATTTCTACTCTGCTTGTAGTATCTTCTTTTATTTTTAGTACATTGCTTTGTTCTTCTAGTACTAAACTATATGATTTAGCAGTTACACCACTGCCTTGCGTTGCTGTATATGTAAATACACCTGGGCCTAAGTTTTGGGCTGAACCACCCGCAATACCACTGGCAAAACCACTAGTTAGACCAGCATCATTATATAGTTCATAAACTGCTATACTACCAAATGTACCAAATAATTTTAAGTATTTTGTTGTGCCATTTAGTGCGGCATATGGAGATCCTGTAAATCCACTTATAACTGCGGCTGTACCATCAACATAATTACCACTACTTGTTAATGAACCTATAGCATCAAAACTGTTACCAACAACACCTGCTCCAAACACATTGTTTGGTGAGTTATCTGCTTGTATAGTCTGTCCTGTTAAACTGAAACTGTTGTCATTTCTTTTTACTACAATTTCTTGGTCACCAACTGTACCAGCACCTCTACTTTGACCATGTG